GAAGAGATCAGCAAGATTAGGTGTGCAATTCAACTTAGTGCAGCTTGTCAGGAGTAGCAATGCCAACAGCGCCAGATAATGCCATGCCAAGGGCAATAATCGCCTCTTTTTGCTCACCTTGTAGCGCAATAAGGCCGAAGGAAGTAGCTACCCAGATAGCAGAACGCCAGGTTGAAGGTTCTTTGAGTCGTGATAAAAAATAATCTTTCATTGTCACCCCTTGCCATTTGTGCCGATTATACCATAATTGCAATGTTATAACATAACAAATGTTAGTTGTAGTTGAGTGATGGATATTTAAGCTTACCACCACCCCAAGAATCATTACTCATGTGCTGTTCAGCCATTGCGATATACCGGAAACAGTCAGCCCCGTGAGAGCTATCATCATGCAGAGGCGCACCAAATGTACCAGTTGATTGGTTTTGTGTCCTTCGGTAGCGTTTAAGCTGATTCAATAGCATACTGGCCTTACTATCCAACCACACACGCCCAAACATCATGCGAGCCACCTTGATTCCCTCCTCGATATCATCACGACCCAAGACAAACACCGAACGCCCAAACGCCTGTAGCATTTCCTCAGTAGATTTACCCGACTTAAAGTCACGGCTTCGACCATCGTGCGGAATGTAATCTGTTCCCCAGTTGTACGACTTGTTTCGCAGTTCATCGACATAACTATCTAATGTCCTATGCGAATCTTCGATGTAATCTATGATACGAATCTCGCCAGAGCCAGAGCGTTGCACCATTGCAATAGACATTGAGTCATTCCAGCCCAAATCCCAGACCGTATGCACTTTAAGCATCGGATCATAAGGCGCGTTATGATTACGCTTCTCTAGCAATAGCTTGGTGATCTCTTGGGCATAAATCGCACCCTCAACCGCCGGACGACATTCTCCACCCCAAACGGTCTTATAACCTTCTGGATCTCGTTTAAGCCAGTTAATGCGCTCTTTTTCCAGTTCTTCAGGAAACCACAAGTTATCCGAGTAATTGACCTTAACCACCAGTGAATCATCCGATTGATTAAGAACAAAACGCTGGTAGGTTTCATCCGTATCTAATTCAGGATTGAATGTTATCCAAATCTCTGAGCCTGGTGCGCGAATAGTCGGGATTAACGCATCCCATGATTTTCTAGTGACCACTTGGGCTTCTTCCACCCAACAAATCGAGCAAGATTCAAATGATTTTAGGTTAACGATAGATTGCTGACGAATACCAGCAAAGACAAACTCACTTCCGTTCTTACAGATTATCCGGTTCTGTTGAATCGTGAATAGATCAGCAAAGCCCATATCTTCTATTTGTTTCTTGAGCAGAAAATGGACTGATTCTTGGATTGAGTTTTGTGTCTCTCTAGCACACAATATCCGAGTAGGCTTCTCAATTGCTTTAATGATAAGTAAACGTGCCACCGTCCAACTCTTACCACTCCCTCTGCCACCATAAGCGACCTTGTAACGCATAGGACTCATAAACGGCAATAGCTTCGATGGAATCTCTATATCAGCATTAATATTATTTGCCATGTACTTTTATATCGACATTAAAGTTTCCAGTTAACTCGACGCGCTCCGTGTAAAGTTGGGCAACCTTTCCGCGTGCAACTTCCGCAGATATTGCCGCTGTATAACTCTCTGCTTCCTCTGCTTTCTGCCCCAAATGTGCCAGGCGATTTAAATGTGATTCTAGGGTAATTCCAGCCGCTTCAATGATCGGTTTCTTTAATTCTTCCACCCTAACCCTAACCTCACCCTTTTTCATTAGCAATGATGCTTTATTTTGCACTGATGCTGGGCTTGTTGTTGGCTTCACATTGTAAGCATCACGATAAGCATCAGCCTGTGTTTTACCACTAGCCACCGATATCGCAAAAGCCTCTTGTTTAGACGTTAGCATATTCATCTAGCTCCTTTAGTAAATCATGATAAATAATTGTATTAGCACCGCCATCAATCTCGACACTTAACAAGTATCTTGTTTTGTTTAGATTAACAACCATATGATTTATGTCTGTGTTAAATGCGTAATACGTTGATGGCTTATAAAACAACTCCTCGACATTTGAATTTATTGCTGTGTGATCGTCCGTAAAAAAGCAATGGCTTGGGCTGTCGCTCAGTAATAAGTTAATGCCACAGCGTCTGTTACCGTCTGTGTGCCAGTTGTAAACTTGATAGTTTTGCATCATCAATATACCAACTAACAATTTATGCCTGCTTGCTAAAAATGCTAGTAGTGGATCTTGCAGATATATGTGTTGTGGAATTTGTTTAGCTAAAAACGAATTGTGTTCTGTCCATTCATTCTCGTCATGAACTAACGACCAAACGCTATCAGTTATTGTTGATTGCCCTATTTCTTTGTAACAATCAGCGACTAGCATACACACCTAACCGCATTTGTTCAGCTAACACAATTGCACGACCTTTAACCTGCTTCTTCCATTTACTGTTTAGCATCTCATCAGATGCCGATAGGTAATTATCAGCACTCAAACAAGCCAGCATCGCTTTAAATTCAAGCAAGCCATCCACACCCATATTAAACGCCATATTGACCAGGATATCTTTACGAACCTGACTTAACCGTGACCAGCTTTTAATCTTATCGGGCAGTTCTGTCTGTAATTTATTTATCATCAGTTTTAATAGACGATCAGCTTCATGCTCTGGCATACCTTTCGTATGAGCGTGGGCAATTTCTAAACTGCTTAGTTTTAATGGGTTAGCATCAAGATTATAGCCATACCCAATCGTATTAAATCCACCAGGGCATTTGTACACAACTGATGAAAACCCTTCTTGTTGCTTCAATTGTTTAATTAAATTCATATTCACCTTTGGTGTTTTATTTCAATATCGTATAGCGGCTTATCAATGCCACAATCAATACACGTTCTTTTACCCCAGCTAACATAATTGGCCCAGTGTGTATGACGGCAGGCGTGCTTAATGTGTGCCGGTAGATTGAATAAGTTGATAGGCTGTAGATTCAGCATGGGCCAGTTAATCATTTAATCATCACCTCGTTAAATGCCTTTGATCGTGCCGCTGTGTTACTCATCTTCTGATCTACCACTAACACCCGTATTCGTGCTAAAAAATCATCTTCATTTGCCTCAGTTGGGCGTTTGTGTATTATCTTTGACTTTCCGTATAGATAATCCAAATCTAAATCTATTTCACTCATGTGTTTTACGCCATAAATCAAATAAAATAGCTGGACTGGCTATGATTAAAACCACTGTCAGCAGTAAACGAATAATCAGCACCTCGATAAAATGTCTCATCAAGGCCACCTGTTTAATTGATACATGACAAACATAAAAATTATTACTGATAAATAAAACGGGATGGAAAATAATTCTGTCATTTAGTCACCTCTTTAATTGTGATGCCGTGTTTTTCCAGCATCAGTTTGCGCTTTACAATGTAAACAGGTGTCTTTACCCCTTTCACATCCTCAACCACCAGTTTTCCTTTTTCAAAGTATTGAAAGTCAGCCACATAAAATACGGGCAATTCAGTCACACCATCATCTCTTTTTTGCCTAGCTAATAATGTATATCTAACCTGCATTTGTAGGCCAAAAATAACCCCTGCTTGTTGCATTAGGTTTAATTCTAAGTAGCGCCTTGATTCGGCTTTGCTGTCGAATTTAACGCCATCAATGACGGTTTTTACATTTCTAAATTTTGAGTAAGCCATTCGCTATCCAATAATCCTGAGTTCTCTTTATGCCTTCGTAGTGCATCAGCTTCAACTCTGCGCCTGTGTATAAATGAGCCGCTCTAGCTGATCGACCATCAAGCATGTCATGACAGCTACTACAGCAATATGCACCATGAAGATCGTGTGTTTTCATTCCCATGCCGCCACCGTTCAAATGTGCCAATACCACCGTTTCAGGGTTTCGATTACACACGCCAGGTATTCGCACCAAACACTCTTGGCCGCGTGCGCTTTTTCTTAGCTTACTCATAACCCATCGCCTTACATCGGCTTTTTGACATCGGTACTTTTACGCCTCGATCAGCCGCAACCGATTCTAAGAACGCCATCCAATCCGACCATTCAGCAGCTTTAAACTCTCT